GAAAGGCCTGTCTTGTATATCATGACCTCAACGAGTTTGGTCGAGGCCTCATCTTGAGATCCGAGCGGCTCAAAGGCAAGAGCCACATCGGTGGATGACCCGTTGTAAGATGCGGTCTTGATGGATGTCCTGTGGACTGGTGTGATCTGGTATGCTCCTCCTGACGTTGTGGGGACGTTGGCGCTGGTCGTCTGGTCGGACTGGAAGAAGAGGTGAGTCTCTCCAGCGCCATTCGGAAATGAGCCCAATCCAGTGGGGTCACGGGCGAATACGAATCCCATGTCGGTGATGGGGAGGTTGCCCGTGTTGTTGGTGATGAGGGTGTTGACGGGGCTGGTGGCGGAGTTGCCGGAGTTGATGAGGGCGGATAGCGGCAGGGGCCCCGGACGTAGGAACACACGCTTGTCGTTCACGTTGCCAACGGCGACCCCACTGCTGTATGTGAGCCTGACAGCGGCCAGAACGATGGTCTGCTTGTCTAGGTGGGCCGATGGTGATTGCGGATAGACGCCTGAGCCCGTGTTGACCTCGTTGCCGTATATCATGGCGATCTTGCCCGTGATGGCCGGATCGACATAGACCAGCAGTATCCTCTCGTAGTTGGCCCCGGTCAGCGTGGGGAGGGTGCTGGAGTTCTTGGGGAACTTGCCGGTGTGGGACGAGGAGGTGATGTCTAGGGATGCGGACCCTATCGAGTGGAACACTCCATCGAGGAGGACCGTCCCTGCTGCGATGGACAGCGTGGTGGACGAGTGGCTCACGGCGCAATTGCCCACAGTGCTGCTGTTGCGATTGCTGTCATTGATATCGTTAAGTAGGATGGGAACGACACCATTCAGAAGTCCGCGTTCGTTGAAGTTCGTGAGGGTCGGACTGGTCAGTATGTCCTGATCCAGAAGTCCGTCGTCCTGATAACTCTGAGCAGCCCTCTCATGTCCCTCGCCTATCGTCGCCATTACCTTACCTCCATCAGAACATCGACCCTGACCTCATTGTTTGATGTCTTGTCGATAGGCATGAACGTGGCCCTGAATGCAGGGGTGTCGAGGGCGGTGTCCCCATGGAGGACGATCTCCTTGAGCGTCTCCGATGATGTCTCGGACGTGGTGAAGACGCCGGACACGGATACGGTCCTGTCGTCTATCTTGGTGACGGAAGGTGTGATGGTTATCTGGGGGCTACCTGCCCCCCCGTCCCTGCTGGCCGCCTCCCCTCCCCCCGACCCCAGCGTCATCCTTGTGACGAGCGTGGATAGATGGTCTGCCAATGCCGACTTTAGTGAATCGAGGACGGGCATATCTCACATCACCTCCTTGAATAGGCTCTTGCTTTGACCGACGGGTTTGGCATAGCCGCCGCTCGCATTGACACCAATGTATCCCAATCCGCCTTGATTCTTTCCTATGACGAAACCTTGGTTGTTTATGTTTCTGACTAGCATCTTGTATGCGGCTAGGACATGCACCTTGCCGCCTATGGACATCTCCACGACATCCACTATGGACCCGGCATTATCCTCAAGCGGCTCGCTGTTCCCAGATATCGTCTGCAAGTCGGATAGTATCCCCTCTATGCCCTTTTCGTATTGTGCGATGATGAAGTCGGATGTCAGTGTCGAGTAGTTGTGGAACGCCTCAAAGACAGCGAAGTCCCCGGATAGGTTGTGGGTGGGGAACTCGACTGAAACTATCTCTCCGGGCTGTATCATGGTCGATCTCAATGCTCCCTTGACGGTGATTACAGGGGCCCCGTTCTCGGTTCTATGGAGTATGTTCTTGGCGAGCCTATGCGCCTCGGCCTTGGTCTTTATTCCGGGGACTTCTTTCTTTAGAGTCCTTACGAGTTCTGAGTTCGCACCTCTGCTCGCATCTGACTTCATCCTCTCCATGTCCTTGATGATGACGAAGGCTCTCTCATTCGCTGCTGATGAGTCCCCTACTACGATAATCTCGTTCGGTGCGTCTAGCATCTTGCTGACTGTTATGTCCAGTATGCCATTCGCCATACCGAGGACGTTCCCCTTGTGGTTGAAAGAGTCGGATGAATAGATGAATCCGCCAGATCTCTCGTTGACGAGTTGCTTACCATCTATCTGGCTCAATGAAGATATGACCTCCATGATGTTCAGACCTATGCTCTTTCTAGCAGTGTATGTGGGAGAGTGGTCGTTTATCAGCCTCAGGCTCGGATGAGCGTTCAACGTGTTGCTGACCTCTCTGTCCTTGCCAATGAGGTTGGCGCTGGGCGTCACGTTGTACGCGGCTAACTCAGGCGATGCATCGTTCAGCATATGCATGACCGCATCGGATGTCCTTATTCCCACATGGCCCAACTGCCCCAAGATGGCCATTCCCGGAGAAATTCCGAAATCAGACAGGCTATCCGCATCTATGTTCCTGAATCTCAATATGGTGGATATGTCATCGCTCTCGACGCCAGCCACTCTGAGTCGAACCCCTGACCTGTCGATGAGATATGGGGCGAACCTGTCTGAGGTTATCGTCTGTCCATCGTGCCTCAATGTCGTTATTTGGTCACGAACCGGCTTTATCTTGGCTGTTGTCGCACCATCCTCTATCATAACTGGTCGCTGACTGGTCATGTAGAAGTCAGATGGATCGTACTCAAGCAGTCCTCTAAACGACAGGCTGGTCTGTTTCACAGCATCGTTGGTAGCATCATAGCGCCTCCATGCGTCAGAAACCTGCTTCATTGCTACAACTGCATTGTCAACGAATGTGGGTGCAATCAGATGCGGGTGGGTCAGAGCCCTCATGTCCGTCAATGCAGATGGGGTCGAAACAGTCGTATATCGGGCAACGTAGCCTTTGAGAGATGATATTCCAGTGCTGTTCGTCACGCCCGTTATACGGTTTCCAGTCTTCCCGGTATATGCTATCTTACCGGCATTGACCACGAACAGGCTACCGCTGGTAGGAAGCATGGATGCATCTTCCAAAAGAAGCGTCGTGCCGCTGTGTTCAACCACTGTGAATGATGGATATAGCCTTGCAGCAGTGTCATTGTGCTTCCTGCTTATCTCCTCTGGCAGAGTGTGTCTGGCAAAGTCTCCACCGACTCCTGTACCGTCATTGGCGTATCTGGACTCGGACTGATGTATTGACTCGCCACCACCGGGGTGAGTGGTCTGCGAGTATCTGGGCTCAATCTCTGGGTTGAATGAACCGTCTATGGTCTTCCTAGCGGCATCCGACTTGAAGAACTGCAACATGGCTGTGGATGGTATCAGATGGTAGACGACATCATGCTCATTGGCGTCTGGATATTCGATCTGGAATGCCCCATCCGCTGTGCTGATGAAGTCCAGAGTCCCTAGATTCATATCCAGATTGGCTTCAAAGACACCATATCTGTTGTCCCTAGTCAATACCAGATCCTCGTAGTCGCCGCTCTCAAACTTGACACGGGCTCCATGGACCCAGCCGTCCTGCAACTGCTGTGATGCGAATCCGAACATCTTCAGAGGCCTCACTAGGCGGACATAGTAATCGACATGCTTCCTTCTTGGGTGAGATATCATGCCAGCGCCTGAGTTGCCATCTATCTCTGTTGATATTGATCCATCCTCCGTTCTATTGAGATACGTCTTCCTGAGTATGTATGCTCCACCCCATGAAGGTAGATCTGCTGAACCTCTCACAGACCATGTGTCTTTGGCATACTCCTCCGCTGTGACAGCCAGTGATGACCCTCCCTTCGATGCATTGGTGTCAGGGCTCCACACTGGTTTGGTGTGTTGGCCGGAGATGGTCTGGGAGGTGGGGGACGAGGGGTCGAGAGTCATCCCCTTGGTCGTGAATCTGGTGTTTATCGTCCACGATGGCGTCACAGGGAACTGCTGCCCGATGCCGAGGTCGCTGTTGAGAGAGTATGCCTTAGTGCCCACAACAGCATACTCCACGTTGGCGTTGCTGCTCCTCTCGCTCTCTGTCTCAATCACTAGACCGAGCCTCGGTTCGCTTCTCCCCTGCACGTTCCTGTGGTCCGCTATCTCTGACAGGGGGATGGGCGTCAGCGAGTTGATCGTGCTGTCGGTGTGGGAGCCCTGTCCCCATCCGCTGGTGGGGTAGTGCGTGTTGGACGACGAGTGATCGACTGCGGAGGCGTTGACGTGCAGCGCATTGCCCCTTAGATGGAAGAAGCCGCCAGAGATGCCGAAGTTCGTGGAACTGACCGCTGCCTTGGAGTTGGCTTGGCTGTATGATGAGGACCCTGTGTATTGAATTAGGTCGATGTATGGGTCTGACCCCTTGTTCAAGGGTATTCCCTTCAACGGCTGATTGGCGGTGGCATTCGGGTCCGCTATCGGCTCCCATGCACCAGATGCCAATGCCGTGGGCGTCACCAGACCTAGAGACTGATTCTTCAGTTTCGCACCAAAACCAATAGACTGCTCGGCTGGAGATGGTCTGCTGTTGGATCTCCTGACAGCGTTTGAGAAGACAGTTGACTCTGCTGTGTGCGCTGACGAGACGAACCCGATGGGAACGGATCTCTCGACTCCAGAGTATGCAGATGGGAATCCCCATGATGCACCATACGTCGATGCATTGGGCATGACTTGCATAGAATCATGGATTCCGCCATCGAATCTTGCTTTCCCATACACTGAGTCCTGTGATGCCTGTGTCTCTGTCGGATCACCTGCGAGCATATCCAGTGCATCGCTAGATGTTCTGAAGCCGAATGCCCTCACAGGTAGTCTTCTGCTTGTATCATATGCTACCATATGATCAATGGATGCGAGGTATCTGCTGACGTTTGCATCATATGTGACACCACCATATGTTGACTCTGGGTTCACACCATCGCCTATACCCTCGCCTCGACTATACCTTGTCGAAGAATATGCGTCAAGAAGACGTAATGTGCCCGATGCCTCTCTCACAGTAGTGTGTCCCATCAAGACGCTGTTGGCAGACTTGAGCCCGGTTATGTTCCCATGGCCACCTGCGTTTAGGCCGTTGTAGCCATAGTTCTGCATCCATTGGGCTGCATAGAGCCTCTCAAAGGGCTGTGCGTTGGCTGGCGTCCCAGACGTGCCCCCAGAGAAGTTTCTGAGCAGAAGACCCTTGGTGGCAGGGTAATTGTAGCCTCTGGGCATTCCAGACTCCCTGTATCTGAATGTCAGGAAGTGTTCCCTCGATGCACCTAGGAGGGCTGGATGGCTGTATTCCGCCAGCCAAGTGCATAGGAACGCATCTGGAGTGCCACCAGAGGCGCAGTCCCCTGCTTTTATGAGTCCAAAGTCGGTATATACCGACGATATACTGCCTCCATTCGCCCCCAAAGCGGCCAAATTTGCGTATTCTGGATCGTGGACTAAGAGGGGCGGAACCGTCGCTAACTCCGTTGCGACCCTCGGATAGATGATTCCCTCTTCTAACCCAGATACGAAGTAATCGCCATTTTCCTCGTAAATCAATGGTGCGAAGGGCCTTCCTCCTCCCATGGTGTAGTCGTTAAGAATGAAGCCGTTGACCATAAACTCGCTACAAGCCGTATCTGCGGCCATTGCAGCGGATAGGGTCAGTCTGGTAGCCCCAGCCACAGAGAGGCCGCTGTGAACGCTTGGAGAAGCCCTCCTAACCGTCTGTGAGACGCCATCGACGCTCGTCTGCTCCTGACCCGGTGCGATGAGATAGTCAACGTCCATCGTGGTGGATTGACCAGATAGCCTGTAATTGTCCATCTCAAGGTCTGGGAGGCCGTCTGAGGCGAAGGAACCCGTCGCCTTGTATGTTGACACCCCTTTGACCTCAAGCGTGTCCAGTTCAAGGATAGTCGTGCTATTCGTGTCCTTTGCCGATGCGAAGCCGATGTGCTTGTGTTCCGACTCGCCCTCATAGAGCAGCGTGTATGCCGATCCGTGGCTCCTGTGTAACTGCCTCCTCATGGCCTCTGGAGTGCCTCTGTGAGTCAGGGGGGTGACGAAGGAGTGGCCTTGTCGGGCGAAGCGGATGCGGTGGTGGGGGAAGGGGTAGCCCGTGGCAGTGCCGTTGTTGGTCTGCGTCAGCACCGAGCCCCTCTCCGAGTGGTCTGATATCCTGTGCGCTGCGAACAGGCGCGTGGAGCCGCTTGGGACGGCCCCTGCGGACACGGAGGGGGTCAGGCCGTGCTTGGAGGCCATGTCGGGGTGGAGCATCCTCAGGCAGTGGAAGACGAGCATCCTGTCGTGCGTGTCGTACTGAGAGACGCCGCCCGCTGCCTCCGCCACCCCGGCGGGGCGTGGGTCCGGGGCCGTGAGCCCCCCCATCCCCCACGTCATGTTCGACCACGCCTGCGCCCTGTCGTGGGCCGTCCTGACGAATATCTCGCCCGGTATCTCCGTTGGATCCGGCAGTTGTATGGCTAGATTCGGCGTTAAACGTCCATTTGGGGCAGATGGGCCAGTCTCCTCCTCCCCTGTGGTCGGGTCCACCCTTGTGTTCTGCACGTTGAAGTCGCGTATGACCACCCCCCAAGGCGACCCTCCGTTGAGTGTGAGCATATTACCCTGATCGTCAACGACGGTCATGTCCTCAAACACCATGTGTTCGTTTGTTATGTTCATACCCTTGACTCTCTGGGTGTTCACATCATGCTTGGAGAAAATCTCACGGGGCAC